ATATAATCCTACAACTGGTGCTGTGACAGGATCTGACACAAACGTAACTGTAAAAGGAGTTATATCACAAGTAAATTCAGGAGAGACTGAAGGTGTATTACAGGGAACAAATGTGACAGTGTTGATTGGAGTGTCAGAATTAGGCGATTACTACCCAACACAGGCAGATCGTATTCAATATCCACGAGCAGGTTCTACAGTAGAAGGTAAAATTATATCAGTGACAACATATAGAGGTAATTCACCTGTATATCATTCTTTATCAGTGAGGATTCAATAATGGCTTATGTTTCTAGACGGGGCAGAAGAATTGGAAAATTAAAAAATGAAGTAAGGAATTATAATCTTGAGCAAAGAAGAAAGGTAAATGCGACAGCTAGAAATGTTGCTGTAAAGATTATGAATGATTTAGCGAAGGAAGGACCAGAGTGGAGTGGAGATTTTAAAAATAGTTGGCAAGCAGTTGCATTAGGAGAAGGTTCTAAAGCAGGGAAGGCTGGTGGTTTCCCTTACAAAATTAGCGATATTCCACGTTTATCAACAGAAAAGAAAGAAATTCAAAGAGCTAATAAATTAGAAATTATTAATACTTCCAAATGGGCCAAATACGCATTAGATTTAGAAGAAGGTAGATTTACTCCTCCTAATTTTCCTAGACTTGAAAGACCCAAGACACCAAAAGGAAATGTAGTTCAAATGGGAAGAAGAGATCCAAATTCACCTACTCTTAGAGGTCAAATTTCTAATGGTGCAGGAGGAGCACAAATTACCGCACCATTGTTTTGGTATAATAAATATCTTAATGGTGGTGGATTACAAAAATCTGTTGAAGCTGGAGTTAAACTTGGATCTAAACGTAATCCTCTTGGCAAATGAATTATCAATCAATTAGAGCAGCAGTAGAAAATCCTATACTTACAGCTTTTTCTGGGTTATCACCTTCTGTTCCTGTCTTTTTTGATAATATCACTGCTGCACCTTTAGGAAGTGTTACAGAATATGTACTTGTTAATATTGTCTTTGGGATAACAAACGAAGTAACTCTTACTTCTAGTGTCGATACTGCAAGAGGTGCCATTATTATTCGTGTTTATTCTGAAAAAGGTAAAGGCCCAGCAAGGAATCAAACTCTTGTTACCACTGCTGTTAATGTTTTAGAAACTTTAAATAATGCTGCAAAAACCAATACAGGTGTTTATTTTAAAACTGGAAATATTGATGGTCCAACTTTTTCTACAACTGAAAGTCCTCCTTTATATGAAGGAAGAATAGATACTTCTTTTGTTGCTACTGTTTTAAGCTAAACAAATTGCAGAAAAGACGCTAACCTATAATTAGGTCTTTCATTTACGTTATGGCAGCTACTTGTTTATCTGGTACCTCTGGTGCTCTTTACTATAAACCTGCTGGTACTATTGGAACTTTTAACTCAAGTGACGTTACTATCGGTACGGAAACAATTACAGTTGATCCTTTTTTAAATTTTGAAGTAGGAGATCCTGTTAAATTCTCTGTTGTTAATTCACAGACAGGTGCATCAGGCACAGGTACTTTACCTGCTGGTCTGAATACTTCAGATACATTTTTTATTGCTTCATATACTGCTGCAACGGGAGCATTAACAGTTTCTGCTACTAATGGTGGTTCTGCTGTTGATATTACAGATACAGGAACTGCTGCTTCTCCAAACGTATTTCAGATAGCTTATGGTACACATGAAAGTGTTTCTCAGGTTAGAGAATGGACTTTTGAGATTACTAGAGATGAAATTGATGTAACAACTATTGGAGGAACACCAGGACAGTTTGTTCCATTTAGAAAGTTTATATCAGGTTTTGGTGATGGTTCTGGTTCTGCAACTGTTTATATGACAGATGAAGATACAACCCTTGCTAACAGAATGATTAAGGACGTTTTACAAAGACAACAGGTGGGTGCTTCATTTAAGCTTTATATAGATCAAGTGTTTACTGGTGGGACTGTCAGTGATACATTGAGTCGTTTTATCAGCTTTGATGCGACATTAACATCTGCTGGATTCAGCGTTAACCCTGACGATCCACAATCAGTAAGTGTAGAGTTCAGACCTTCTGCACAGCCTACATTTGACTTGTCTAAATCATAATTGTTGAGATATTAGAATATCTGCATTAGAATGAGAGGGTAATAATATTATTTTTATGGCATCAAATAAAACTATGCGAGCGATTGATCGTTTGCGTAAAGCTGCAAATTTAGAAGCAACAAAAAAAGAGGTTACATTATCTGATGGAACGATATTTGAGATGTGGGTTACACCTTTGACATTAGCTGAAAAGGAAAGAGCTTTAAAAATATCAAAAGATGATTCAAATGATTTTGCTTTACGTTTATTGTTAACTAAAGCACAAGACGAAAGTGGAGAAAGATTGTTTCAATCTGGAGAAATTGATGTATTAAAGAATGAAGTTAGAGACAGTGATTTACAAAAATTAATGCTATGTATTATCAAGGAGGACGAAGAACCTATCGACCCAAAAGATTAAGTGCCGAACTGCGGAAAGATAGTCTAATGATGTTGCAGTTTGGAATCGCAAAAGAATTAGGAATGAGTTTATCTGATGTTAGAAAAATGACTCTTGAAGAAGTATTAGGTTGGAGTGCTTATTTTCAAGTATTAAATGAAGATCAAGAAAAAGAAATGGAAAAAATACGCAGACGTAGGTAGAATAAAATAAAAAAAAGTTAGTGGCTTCAACAAGTGCAAAAATTAATGTAATAGTTGATGGCTTAAAACAAGTTCAAGCTTTAGAAAGATCTTTAAGTAAAATTACATCTTTAACAGGAAAGATAAACGGTGTAGGTAGATCTAATGCTGTTGAAAAAAATACAGCAAAGTTGCAAGAGGCAAAAGAAGCTTCAATGGTAAGAACCAGAAGCATTGGAGATCAAATACAAAAAGCAGCAGATAGAGGATTAAATGTAGCAAAAGCTAGAAGGGCTATAGATAAAGCGAGTTTGGCAAATGACCAAGGCAAATTAAAAAAAGCAAAAGCCTTAACAGATGCAGCCCTTACAGAGTTAAAAGCCGAACAAGCTACTACGAAAGAATTAGCAGAACAAGTTAAATTTAGTAAATTATTATCAACTATTAGAGGCTCAAGAGGAGGAGGTTCTGCTAGACCTAATAAATTTAATGATCGAGGAACTGGAGCAGCATTAAAAAGCGGATTAATTTCTGGAGCGTTTCCATTATTGTTTGGACAAGGAGCACTTGGAGGTCTTGCTGGTTTTGGAGGAGGTTTTGTCGGAACAAAAATGGGAGGTCAGATGGGCGGTTTTGCAGGAGGTCTTGTTGCTACTGCTGCATTGCAATCAATCTTAAGTTTTAGAGATAGGATTACTGATTTAGGAAACGCTTTAAATCCATTGACAGCTGATATTAATAAATTAACTGAAAGTTTAAAATTAGCTGGAACACAAGAAGCTAGAAGAATTAAATTTATAGAAGAGACACAAGGTAAACAAGCTGCTTTAGCTGAAGTTACAAAATCTATGGCAAATATTATTGGACAAGATGGAGTTCAATCTCTTAAAAAATTCAGTAATAATATGCGTAGTATTTCTAAAAGTTTTAACTCTTTTGGTTTAAGATTACAAGCAGGCTTTGCTTCTTTTTTTAATAATATTTTAGAAGAGCTAAGAAAAAGATTCCCTGGTACTTTTGGTCAACCAGGGACTGATAGTACTCGCAATATAAAAATAGATCAAGAAAATTTTAACCGTAAAATTAATGAAAATTCTAATATTATTAACGCAAGGAGAATTATTGAAGAAGAATTAGCAAAAAAAGACAAGTTAGAGGCAAGTAATAATATAAGATCCTACGGAGCTCCTCCACCTTTGTTAAATAATATGGCAAGAAGAGGTTCTGTTATGTTTCCAAGTCAAGCAGAAGATTTAATAAAAGAAGAAAGGGTAGGAACCTTACTAGATGCCAATATAGAAAAAATAAATAAAAAAATAAAAGCACAGCAAGATCTTATAAATAAAGAAGAAGCTTCTATAGAAAATGCACTTAGAGACTCAGCAATAAAAAAATTAGACGAAGAAATTATAAACAACGAATTGAAAACCACGACTGACAATATTGACTTATTAAAAGCTAAAATAAAAGGGAAAGGAGAAGAATTATTAATAGATAGACAAGTAGAAAAGATAAAAAAAAGTCTTCTTGAAAAAGGAGTAGCAGAGTCTGCGATAGTAGATGCTGATATTAAGAAAAAACTACAACAAGAAGCAAGTTTACAAAGACAGTTAGCTTTAGTAGAAGAAATAAAAGGATTACTTGCAAGTGGTGTTACAGATGCTGTTATGGGATTGATAGAAGGAACAAAAACATTAAGCGAATCATTATCAGGTATAGCTAGACAATTAGCTTCATTGTTCTTAAACAGAGCTTTTGGTGCTATGTTTGGTAAGATTTTTGGTGGAGA